CTGATCCACGAGGCACTCAACAGCTTTTCGGCATGGGAATCAAGGGAAGCGTCACCGGCAAGCACTTTGACCGAATATTTACGGATGATATCGTCAATAAAGACGACCGAGTCAGCAGAGCAGAACGCAACAAAACTAAAGCCTTCTACATGGAATTGCAGAACGTTAAAAATCGAGGTGGCAGAATCTATAACACCGGCACTCCATGGCATGAGGAGGATTGCTTTTCAATAATGCCTGAGGCCAAAAAGTGGGACTGCTATCAGACCGGACTAATTACAGCCGAGGAATTGGAAAAGATTAAAAGCAAAATGACTCACAGCCTATTTGCAGCCAACTACGAGCTTGAGCATATTGCATCAGATGATGTTATATTTGAAAATCCTCAAACTGGCTATGACAAACGACTGGCAGAGCAGGGCGAAAGCCATATTGACGCAAGCTATGGGGGTGAGGATTTTACAGCCTTCACCATATGCCATAAACAAGGTGACCTATATTATGTCTTCGGCAAGATGTGGAAGAAGCACGTTGACGATGTTCAGAATACGATTATAGGCCTTAGGAAGGACTTTAAGGCTAAATTAATCAACTGCGAAGAAAACGCCGATAAAGGCTATCTGAAAAAGGAATTGAGGTCAAAGGGTGAACTAGTGCATGGCTATCACGAGACGACCAACAAGTTCATAAAGATTACAACCTACTTAAAGTCTGAATGGCAGAATATACGTTTTGTTGAGGGCACAGATGAGGCCTACATTAAGCAGATATTAAATTACAATATCGATGCAGAGCATGACGACGCACCTGATAGCTTGGCAAGCATTATCCGTAAAATGTGGGGCAAGCGTCCGGAGCCTGAAAGCGACTCATACCTAAGATATTTGTAAATTTTAAAAAAAACAAAGAATATTTGTAAAAAGGAGAATAAAAAATGCGAACATACGAGGATTTACTTGATTGCGGCGACGACCTTCGAGTTATAGCCGACTTCGTGGAGTTGGCTTGCGTGGACTTCGAAGACAGCCCAATGCATAAGCAAGCCGAAATCGGCGAGGCTTATTACAATAAACACAACGTCACAATCGAACATTATCAGAAATTTTTGTACACTTTATCAGGCCGAAAGACACCGGACGTATTCAGCTCGAACCACAAGCTAAAAACCTTATTCTTTAGGCGATTAGTAACGCAGCAGGTTCAATATTTATTGGGCAATGGCGTGGCGACCGGAGATATTGAAAATAAAAAGAAGCTAGGACGTGACTTTGACTTTAAAGTTCAAGCCGCTGCCAAAATGGCAATGACCAACGGGCGAGCTTTTGGCTTTTGGAATTATGATCACTTAGAAGTCTTTGGCCTTGCTAACACAGAAAAGCACGCAGGCTTCTGCCCTTTATATTCCGAGGAAACCGCTGAGCTTATGGCCGGGATTCGCTTTTGGTCAAAAATCGTTGGCAATTCAAAAGTATATAGATATGTCCTCTATCGCCCTGAAGGCATGATTGAATTTAAAAAGGCAGCAAATAGCGATATTGAAGCAGTCAGCGACCTGAAGCCATATATCACCAATAGGAAAAGCAGCAAGGCCGAGGGCATTACTGCCGAATGGGGCAGCGATTACAACGGAAGGCTGCCAATTGTACCATTGTATGCAAATGACACCTATGAATCTGAAATCATAGGCCTTCAAGAGTCAATCGACTGCTACGATTTGGTAAAATCAGGCCTTGCAAATGACATTGACGACTCTTCCGGATTCTTTTGGATTGTAAAAAACAGCGGCGGCATGGACGACCGAGATTTGGCGCAGTTCGTGCAGCGAATTAAATCAACGCGCGCTGCAATGATTAACGAAGATGATCAGATTGAAAGTCATACGCTTGCAATTCCAACCGAAGCGCGCAGAGCATTACTTGAAATCCTTAGAGCAGACATATACGAGGATGCACAGCTACTTGACGTAAAGACCAATTTGGCAGCATCCAGCAAAACGACGCAGGAGATTCAAGCAGCATATCAGGCGCAGGATAACAAGGTTAATGATTTTGAATACTTCATTTTAGATTTCATTTACAAAATTTTCGATATCGCCGGCATTCAGGAAGATGACGTTAAATTAATCAGGGATAAGGTTATCAATCAAAAAGAACAAACTGAAATGGTGCTAGAAGCTTCAAGCTATCTTGACACTGAGACTATCTTAAATCATTTACCATGGATAAGCCCCGACGAAATACCGGGCATATTGGAAAAGCAGGCAGACAAGGCATTAACCGGCTTTGAAGAAATGGCAAGGCAGATTGACGAAGATATGACCTCGGGAGCTGAAGACGAAGAACAAGAGCAAGAAGGGGCTGAAATAGATGGCTAAAAATCAGGCCGACGAAGAGACCGACAAGATTTTAGAAAAACTTGAAAAAAAAATCAAGGGCGTATATTCAGAAGCTGCCAAAGAGTCACTAAAGACCACTAATGCATATTTTCAGGATTTCAAAGAGCGAGACGAGAAGATGTTACAGCAACTTAACGCCGGGGATATTGATGAAAGCTATTACAAACAATGGCGTTTGAATCAAATTGGCAGAGGTAAGCGTTACGAAGCGATGAGTAATCAACTAGCTACACAGCTTTATAATTCCAACACTTTGGCAAGGTCTTACGTTAATGACAGCCTTGCCGGAGTCTACGCAGTCAACCACAACTGGGGCGCATACGAGATAGAATCTCTTGCCGGAGCTAACGTTGGCTTTACGCTTTACGATGAAAGTACAGTCAAAAGGCTGATTGTAGAATCGCCCGAGACAATGCCACATTATTCCGAAGTTAAAGCATTGAAAAGGGGAATTGACGTCAAATATGGCAAGAAGCAGATTTCAGCAGCAGTAACTTCAGGAATACTTCAGGGCAAAAGTATTAAAGATTTGGCATCCGACATCACCAAAAGGGTGGTCGGCATGAACCAGGAATCCAGCCTAAGGGCTGCAAGAACTGCCACGACCAGCGCCCAAAACGGAGGCCGTCAAGATAGCTACGAGCGCGCCGAGGCTATGGGAATTGATTTAGAAAAAGAATGGATGGCTACACTTGACGAGCGAACGAGAACAGAGCACCAAGAGCTTGACGGACAACGCGTAGCAACGGACAAACCTTTTGAAGTCGCAGGATATAAAATCAAATATCCGGGTGACTCTTCTGCTCCGGCGTGCATGGTCTACAATTGCCGTTGTACAATGGTAGCCAGCCTGAAGGGTTTTGAGAATATCAGTCAAAGAACAACATATAGCGAATGGCTGCAAGCAAAGCAAGAAGCTGAAGGAACAGAGCAGACAACAAAGTCAACAAGCGCGTCGGTGAAATCAGCAGTCAAGAAGGCTGTTAAAACTGCTGAAGTGGTAAAAGCTGTTAAGGACGTTACAGCCGATTACAAAGTGACCTACGAGCCATATCAGCGAGGACAGATTACAAGGACGGACGCAGGACAATTATATAAAGCTGTTAAAAATGGCGACGTAGTGGCCAAAAAAGAGCTAGTGAATCAGCTTTACAATGAAACCGAAGCGTATATCAAATATGCCAACGAACGCTACACACAGAATTATATATATTATGACCGGGTGACGGAGCTAACGCGTGCCCTATTAAATCAGGACTACAAAACAGCGCAAGAAAAAATTAATCAGATTGAAGCATTGGAAATTAAAAGGGCTACTAAAAAATCGAAGTGGTATAAGTATAAGGCGGAGGATTAAATGGCTAAAAAAATAGACGTTACAATTGAATCGCACGTTGGGGATGTTTTGTCTGCCCTGAAAAGCCAAAAAGCCACAGCACTCGAGGCCGTCGGCTTGCAAGCTGAAAGATATGCAAAAACCAATATAACCGAAGTCGGCGCTGTCGACACCGGCAATCTGAGGAACAGCATCACACACGAGGTTGATGATGATACTGCGTATATCGGCACCAATGTAGAATATGCAGTCTATGTCGAATTAGGAACTGGTAAATACTACCCCGGAGGGCGCAAAACGCCCTGGCTTTACGAGGACGCGAAAGGCGAAACGCATATGACCTATGGCATGAAGGGCAGACCATACTTGAAACCAGCAGTCGAAGAACACGCAAATGATTACAAGTCGATTTTTGAAACGTATTTAAAGAAAGGCACATGATGGCGTTAAAAAGCCATAGGAAAATAATATTATTAAAACGTTCAGATTTGAGTTGAAGTACTCAATTCATTTAACTATACCCAATATATCCTACTGACAGAAGGCAGCTTGTAAAGGCTGCCTTTCTTATTGGCAAAAAACAGCCAGTAAAATCCAATATATTTAATAGCAAGGTGGCAGCAAGTCCATTAAATGGTACACAATATCTAAGGCAGCAGGCCTACTATAAGCACATAGGGAGATATTAATCAATGAAAAAATCAGATATCAGAAGCATATTAACGAGCCTAAAAAGCGAAGATTTGACGCAGGATGAGGCTATTTCAAAAATTTTAGACCTTACCCACGCAGAAAGCGACGCGTTAAAAGACCGAATCGACGAATTGACCGAGGAAAATAAGGGGTTAAAAGACTCCAATAGTAATGAGTGGGAATCTAAATATAACTCGTTGAATGAGGAATATGGCAAGTATAAAGCTGATCAGGAAGCTTTGGCGAGTAAATCAGCCAAAAGCGAAGCTTTAAAAGCCTTACTAAAGACAGCAGGTCTATCAGAAAAAGGACAAGAAAAAGCAGCTAAATACACAAGCCTTGATTCCGTAGAAATCGGCAAAGACGGACAGATTAAGGGCGCAGACAAACTTATTGAAGCAATTAAAGCTGAATGGGCAGAATATGCAGAGGAAAGCTCAAGCTCCGGTGCAAGCACTTCAAAAGCTGATGCAGTCGGTGGCTCGGGTTCTAAAAAAATGTCAATGGCTGAAATCTATGCCAAAGACGAAAACGGCAAGTACAAGCTAAGCACTGCAGAAAGGCAGAAGCTTGTTGCTGAAAATCTTGCCGCAGAAAATAGCTAAAAAAAGGAGAATTAAAAAATGGCAACAACTTTTAATAACGTTCAGGCGCGAGAAATAGACTTCGTCACAAGATTTAGTGACAGCTGGAAAGCATTAATTGATTTATTGCAGATTTCAAATGCAGTAAAGAAGGCACCTGGTACAACACTTAGAAATTTTACAACAAAAACTGTCCTTGCTGAATCCGTAGATGCCGGCAAGGATATCACAGCTTCAACCGTTGAATTAACCGAGGTTGACGTTGAAGATATCACACTTGAAAAGTATTTAAAGACAGTAACCATTGAAGACGTAGCTAAATATGGCGCAGAGATTGCTATTCAGAAGACTGATGATGCATTTCTTAATGAGCTTCAGACCAACGCAATTACTAAGTGGTATTCAATCTTAAAGAAGGGTACACTTACCGGCTCTAAGACCACATGGCAGGCAGCTATTGCAGGTGCAGTCGGTCTTGTAGTTAATAAATTTGCAAGCATTAATAAGTCTGCAAGCGCAGTTGTAGCTTTTGTCAATACACTTGACGCTTACAATTATCTTGGAACTGCCAATATTACAGTTCAGATACAGTCAGGCTTAAAGTATATTCAGAACTTTATCGGTGCAGACGTTGTTATCCTTTCTGATAAAGTCGAGCAGGGTACTGTATACGCTACACCAGCAGAAAACATTGTGCTCTACTACGTAGATCCTTCAGAATCAGACTTTGCAAAGCTTGGTCTTGAGTTCACAGTTGAAGGCGCTACTAATTTGATTGGATTCCACGCAAACGGAAATTACAGCAACGCTACCGGCGAGTCTTATGCCCTTACTGGCGTTACACTTTGGGCTGAATATCTTGACGGAATTGCTGCGGTAACAGTAGCGGGGGAATAGAATCGGACAAACCTAAGGCTGCAAGTGATGATTTAGACCTTAGCTCCATGACTAAAAGCCAGCTTTTAGAATATGCTGAGTCTTTAGGCATCACTTCGGTTAGTTCGAACAACACCAAAGCGCAAATAATTGCAGCCATTGAAGAAGTCGACTAGCTACTACTACATACCATAAGACGGAGGGGTTAAAAATGCTATTTGAAATTTTAAAAGAAATCAGAAATTTCTTTCCTTACGAATTTGAAAAAGGAAATTTTAAGGTGGAAGATGGCAGGCTTGACCTCTCCCTCTTCCTCCGTACTGGCCAGTATTTCTTAATTGAAGGTTCAGTCTTTAACGACGGAGTCTATCAATATCCGGCTGAAAATTTGCAGGACGAGGAATTTACCGGGATTATAACATCCCTTGCAATTCCGAAGGCCTTTTTGAATTTAGCTGCAGAGATTGAAGACTGGCAAAAAGCGCAGAGTGAAAGCTCTGCTGCAAAAAGCCCTTATACATCCGAGTCCTTCGGAGGATATTCCTACACGAAAGCTACAACGTCAACGGGTGCAAGCCTTGATTGGCGAACTGAATTTAAAAGTAGACTGGACGAGTGGAGGAAAGTATGAGCCTATTAGACGAGTATATGCAGGACTGCACACTGATTGACCAGGTACGCGCTTCAGATGGCGCAGGTGGCTTCATTACTGATTACAAGGAAGTTGCAACCTTCAAAGCTGCAATTACACGCAACAGCACGCTAGAAGCCCTACGAGCTGAAAAGGAGGGCGTGACTTCGGTTTGGACAATTACCACGCAAAAAAACGTTAACTTGAAATATCATGACGTTGTAAAAGACTCCAAGGGCGCGTATTTTCGCGTTACAAGTCAGGGCGGAGAATATGCCACGCCTAACAGTGCTACATTAAATATCAGTCAGGTGCAGGCTGAGAAGTGGGAGCTAACGACATGACGAAAGACAAAGCATTATATCAATATTTCAATAAATTTGCCGAGCAGATCGGCATAAGCTGCTACGTTAATACAGCAGTCCCGGACGACGCAGATTATCCATATTTAACATATGAATATAAAACAGCAGATTTTGACAACGATGTTAGCATTGTGGTCAATATGTGGTTTTACACATCGTCTGAATCAGTACCAAACGAGGCAGCCGAGGAATTGAGGGAATGGCTGAAAGCCAACCCATTGGCGTTATATGACGGTGGAGCTATTTGGTTAAAAGCTGACAGTCCGTTTTGCCAAAGCATGACCGATCCGGCAAGTAATTTAATTAAACGCAGATATATCCTATTAACTGCAGAATATCAATCATAAAAGGAGAAAAAATCATGAGCTTAATCGCGACACAGATTCCTGAAGACGTATTCGAACATATATCGAAAAATGCGGGCATCTTGCTTTCTGACTTCGACCCTGAGAAGTGGGTAGTAGATAGAAGCAAGATAATTGGTGCTACTAGTGGTGGTATCAACTTTAAGGATGCGCCTTCATATTCTGATTGGGGTGACGACATTGACAACTGCCCTAAAAACACAATGGAATTAAAAAATTTAGACAGCCGAGAAGTAACAGCATCCGGCACGTATGTAACAATTACTCCGGCAATGCTTAAACAGCTTATCGGTGCAGCTGACCTCAGCGAAGACGGAGCACAGATTACTCCAAGAGCCGAGCTGAAGACAGACGACTTCACAAGCAAGCTTTGGTTCTTAACCGATTATGGTGTCGGAGGAGCTATTGCAGTAAGACTTGATAATGTATTAAATGCAGATGGTTACAGCCTTCAGACTGGCGACAAGTCAAAAGGAACACATAGCTTCAACTACATGGCGCATTATTCAATTGACGATCCGGACACTGTCCCATATGAAATCTATATTAAAAGCGGTACAGTAACCGGTTAAAAATTGTAACCAATAGGAAAAGAAAGAAGGTTAAAGCATGAAATTATCAGATATTAAAGGCGAAAGAGCGCTAGACGTAATCGGCGAGATTATCGCGCCGGTTGCTAATTTGGCGCAAGATGAAGCAGTCAAAGCACTTTTCGTAAAGCAAAAAGTTGAAGAAGGACAAACGGCCGAGTCCATGTTATTGGACAGAATAAAAGCCGGAGTCCCTGCAATGATTAAGAATCATAAAGATGATTTGGTAACAGTTCTTGCAGCACTGGCAGGAGTTGAAAAGGCTGAATATCTTGAAAACATGACGCTAAAATCCGTCATTTCTGATATTTTTGAACTTTTAACCGATAAGGATTTTAGAGATTTTTTTTAATTAGCGCAGATAATCACTGCAAGTATATATTGTGGCGTTGCGCCGGTGAATATAGAAGTCGGACAGTGTCCGGCTTCTTGCTTTATGTGGCGGCGCAGATTGACGAATACAATAAAACGCATTCATGGCGCATATATATGTCCGATGCAGTTCGGTCGTGTGGTAAAAAATTAGGTGAATATCCTAAAACGCGATGGGCTGACCTGATTAATCCGGTGCCTGAGGTGGATGCAGTTGAAGTAATCAACAACGTGATTAGAAATGCGCAGATTGGAGTCACAGCATGAATCTATTAGACTTATATGCTGCTGTTAGCCTTGACACTAGTGATTATGAAAAAGGCTTGTCGGATGCTTCAAGCGGTGCATCCAGCTTCGCAGATGGCTTCAAGTCGGCTATTGGCACGCTGGGGACAGCCTTGGCAGCAGTTGGAACAGCAGCAGCTGCAGCAGTTGGCGCAGCATCAACAGCAGTTGCAGGACTTACAAAGTCAGCAGTCTCAGCCTATGCCGATTATGAACAGCTTGTTGGTGGTGTTGAAACACTTTTCGGCAAGTCAGCAGATACAGTCATTTCATATGCCGACAACGCGTATAAAACAGCCGGCTTGTCTGCAAATGAATATATGGAAACGGTCACTAGCTTTTCAGCTTCGCTTTTGCAATCCCTTGATAACGACACTGCTGCCGCTGCCAAAAAGGCAGACAAAGCCATTACTGACATGTCGGATAATGCCAATAAGATGGGTACTGATATGTCTAGCATTCAGAATGCATATCAAGGCTTCGCTAAGCAAAACTAC